ATGGTGCTGCCGAATGGAATCGAACCATCGACCTTACCCTTACCAATGATGGTCCCCGGAACATATGGTATGCTGTTTCGCCAAAATAACCAAATGTTGCGCCAATCGTACCAAGACAGCCAATGCAGTTCTCTCTATTTTCCTCCGGAATGGTTCATCTGAACCAGGGGGAATATCCTATATCTCGAGGGCGGCGGCGGCGTCCTTGAGGTGGTCAGGGGAGAAGCGGGCATAGACCCTTTCGGTGATCTTGTGGTCGCTGTGCCCCAGGTATTGGGCGATTTTCTCCATCGAAACGCCATCGGCCGCCATCCAAACGGCGGCGGTATGACGTAGGTCGTGCGGCGTGACGTCATCGAGCCCGGCATTGCGGGCGGCGGTGGCGAATGCCTTCTTGATGTTCCCGACCTTGGCCCCGCCATATTCGACCACATAGCCGCTGTCCTCGCGGCGCTGGTTCTGCGCCTGCAAGACGGTGCGCAGGCTCTTGGTCATGGGGACCACGGCGCGGGCCTTCCCTCCCGGCTTATTTCCCAGGAAGATCCGGCCGGCGGAGAAATCGACCTGTGGCCATGTCAGTTCGAGAATGGCTTCCTTGCGCGCCCCGGTGGCCAGGGCCAAGTGGAGGAAGGTCACCAAATGGGGATGCGGCTGCGCGGCGTCGAGAAGCCGCATGAATTCTGGCCTGGTCAACCACCGATCCCGTGGCGGCGGAGGTGAGGGGAGTTCGAAGACCGCTCCGCCGCCGGCGTCTCCCTTCGCCCAGCGGATCGCGGCGGCCAGAAAGGATATTTCCTTGCGGATGGTCGCCGGCGCTTTTCCGCGCTTGGAAGCATATTCCCGGCACCACCCCCGATCGATCTGGTCGGGGCGGAGGCCTGCGCAATGGGGCTTGAGGACGCCCCACATCCATCGCATGTATTCAGAGGTGATGGCCTTGGTATCGGCCAGATAGGCATCAACGATATCGGCTATGGTGTCTGACTTCGGCTGAGCGATCGCCCTTTCGAGATCAGCGCACGCCCGCTGGGCAGCGGGGTAATTATCCGGGGTGGCGTCGAGATTTCCGAGGGACCGGCGGAATCGCTTTCCCCCGACATGGACGACGGCGCACCATTTTCCTCGGAAATCGACGATCCGCACTCGAATTCCTCCACGGCCTGGATCGTGATGCGAATGAGCTTTCCCAGCCGCATGGCCTGGAGCTTTTTCGCGCGGACCAGATTGTAAACATGCTGGTCCGAACATTGCCACCTTTCTGCGAGCTGGGCGGGCGTCAGAGCGCGGGGTTGCATGGTCTTTCTCTCTTAATCCGAGGTCTACTGGGCCGAAGCGGCCGTTCCGGGCGCTGTGACGAGTTGGTCTACGGCCTGTTGATTTCCGATCTGGATGTTCTTGGCCACGACGTCCATCGCCATAGCAGGCGTCGTCACTCTCTGGTCTTGGAGGGCCACTAGCTTCCCAACCATGTTCGACGCGATGGCCAGTATTTCGAGCGGGGAAAGGGCCCCGGCGTGCTTCGCCAAGATTTTGTTTAGATCCTGGTACGCAATCTCGTGGGCGGCGGTGGCAATTCTGTTTGCGGTCATCAGACTATCCTTCCAATTGCATCGGTCTAAACGATGTCAGTAGGGCAGCGGTTCGTGGTGCGGGCACGGGGCAGTCTGTGGATGCCTATCCAGGCAGACGTGGCCCCGGGCGGTGGAATTGATGCAGTCGTGGCACTGCGGCGGCAGTTCTGCCGGCGGGACGGTGTCGTCGTGCGGTGCGGACGTGGTCATGGCTCGGTCCTCCGCGTGGGGATGCGGCGGGCGCCCACCTTGGTCAGGTCGGCGGCCACCCAGTGGCGGCGCCGGAGCGCGATCCGGGCGAGCGCGATGATCTGGTTGCGGCTGCCGCCGTGGCGGAACAGGCCGAGATAGCTGTTGCAGGACGGCATGAAGTCCTCGGCCGGGATCTCCATCAGCCGGCGCAGGGCGGCGCGGTGGGTTCTGGGGCGGCCCTGGCGGCGGTGCGGGCGGATGACGTGGCCGACGAAATCGACGCCCTTGGTGACCGGCGCCACGAAGGTCTTGTGCTCGGCAAGCTTCAGGCCGATTCCGGACAGGTGGTCCCGGATGGCCTCGGCGGCGGACAGCAGCGCCTTGGACTCGGGGTGGATCAGCACCATGTCGTCGACATAGCGGACGTAGTGGCGCATGCCGAGGCGGCGCTTGATCATCTGGTCCAGGCCGTCCAGGTAGACGTTGGCGAAGAACTGGCTGCTCAGGTTGCCGATGGGCAAGCCGATGCCGGGCAGTGCCTGGAACAGGCTTTTGTGCGGCGGAACCAGGGCCAGGGTTCCGGCGCCGTCCTTGACGATGGCATCCCGGCGCACGTCCTGGAACACCAGCTTGCGGCACAATTCCAGCATGGTGGGGTCCTTGATCCGGCGGGCCAGCATGGCGAACAGGTCGGCGTGGCGGATCGATCCGAAGAAATTGGCGATGTCGGCTTTCAGATAGAAGGCCGGCTTGCTCCAGTTCTCGGTGGCCGAGCGTAGGTGGCGGTGCAGGCGCTCGGCGCCGTACAGCGTGCCGCGCCCCTTGATGCAGGCGCAGGAATCGGCGATGAACGCCGGCTCGAACAGCGGGTTGATGGCGCGGTAGACCAGGTGGTGGACGATGCGGTCGCGGAACTGGGCGGCCCACACCTCGCGCGGCCTGGGGCGGGTGATGGCGAAGACGGTCGCCGGTCCCGGCATCCAGGTGCCTGCCTGCAGCTCGGCCAGCAGGTCCATCAGGTTGTTTTCCAGCACCATCTCGAAGTCCAGGGCGGAAGCCGTGTTGCGCTTGTGGCGCCGGCAGTCGTAATAGGCCTCGAAAAGCTGGGACACGGTGATGTCTGACGGCTGTTGCGTGATCATGTGCGGACGGCTCGGACCCGGTTTCTGTTGTTCTTGTTGTTGTTGTTCTGGTTGCCGTTGTTGAAGTTCTGCAGCCAGGCGTAGCCGGACCAAGTCCTGTCGGGGGTGTACAGGCCGGGCCGGCGATTGAGTCCCCTCATCGACGCCGGCCGAGCTGCGCCGGGACGCGCGGGGGAGCACCCGCCGTATCCCATCGGCGCCTGGAGCGACCCCGTATGCATCGGGAGGGGCCGCTACCCCGACCAAATGATGCGCACGGGCGCGAAGGCCTTGACCTTCGGGCATCAGGCGCTCCTCGCGTATTTCAGCCATGCCGTCGCCTGCTTGCCGACGCCGGTGGTCAGTTCCACCGTGTCCCCGAATTGCTTGGGGGAGATCAGGTGAAGATCCTTGGACAGGCGCAACTGCAAGCGCAGCACCTCCAGGTGTTCGCGCATCCTCTCGATGTGCGGCACCTTGGCCGGGCCGGTGACGCAGTTGGCGCGGAAGATCTCCACCGCCATCTGCTGGCTCTCGGTCAGGATCTCGCGGGCCAGAACCTGCCGGTAGTTGCGGGGATACTGTCCCGTCAGCTTCGCCAGAAGCTGGACCAGGGCGTATGTCTCGCGGTAGATGGGCAGTTCAGTGGCCAGCGCCATGCAAAACCTCCTCCAGGCATCACCCGGCCGCCGAAGCGGCCGGATAAAGGGTTAAAGGGCTAAAGAAGACATTTGCGGACGGCTCGGACCCGGTAACTGAAACTCTTGGCGCTGCCGTCCTGGTAGCCGTAGTAGAAGTACTGCAGCCAGGCGGAGCCGGAGCTGTACTGGGTGCTGGTCCAGTACCATTCCTGCCGGAAGGCTTCGGGGCTGCCCTCCCGGAATACCTCGGCCAGGCTCTGCGCCGGAGTGATGCCGGCCCGGGGCATGGCGGTGGCGCGGAGCGCGGTCATCTGGTCCAGCGCCGGGATGTGCCAGCCGCCGACGCCGTCGATTTCGAGGTCCAGGATCGTCTGGGCGATCTCCGAGCCGGCTTCCGCCATCGCCCGGGTATTGGCGCGGCCGTCGAGCAGCGAGCAGGCGCCGGGCACGTCCCGGAGCTTCTTCAGCCACGGAACGGGGTCGAAGTCGCCAACCTCAGCACGCGACACGACGAGACCGGCCAGGGCGCCGTTTTCGTCGATATACCGGGCTCCGAGGAATCCCCCTTCCATCGGCGTTCCGATGGCGGGAGTGATGGCGGGGGTGATCAGGCTCATTCGGATCTCCATGGTGCGTGTGGGAAGGCCCGGCCGCCGGAGCGGCCGGTAAAGGGATCAGGGGGTGAAGGGGAGGCATTTGCGGACGGCTCGGACCCGGGTTCTGAAGTCCTTGCCGTAGAAGTCCTGGTGGCCGTCGCCGAAGTCCTGCAGCCAGGCGTAGCCGGGTCTGTCCTGGGTGCTGGTCCAGTGCCACGTCGCCTCGAAGGCCTCGGCGCCGCCCTCCTGGAACGCCTCGACCGCCGTCTGTGCGGGATTGCCGCCGGACAGCGGCATCAGGTTGCGCATCAGGGTCTGCATGTCGTCCAGGCTGCCCAGGTGCCAGTCGTCAAAGCCGCCGATGCGCAGGGCGGCGCAGAAGGCGGCGGCCGGGTGATCGGCGTCGGCGATGTCGCGGGTATTGGCGAGGCCGTCGACGAACGACATCGCCCCGGGGCTGGCGGTCATGGTGGTCTTCCAGGCCAGGACGGATTCGCCCTCGGCCTTGGGCGACACGATGATCCACGTGCCGTCGCGGGACACGCCGCCGAAGAACCCGCCGGCCATGGGGGTGCCGAGGGCGGGAACGGGGATGATGCTCCCGGAAATGGGCGCGGTATCGGCGTTGAGGTTAGTCTTAATCACGGACATCGTCTCCTATTCGGCCGCGTCGCGAATGGCATTCGCGGGTTCGGCGGGTTGGGGGCGCGGGATCGGGCGGACTGCGTCGATCGTCGCGTCGGGGAAATGGGCGAGCACCGCCCGGACGAGAGGGTGGTCGCGGGCGTCGGACGGGGCGGCGATCTCGTCGCGGCGAGCGATCCAGGCGGCGCGGAGCGGGTCCACGAGGCTGGGGGCGTGCGCTTTCAGGCGATCGAGATCGGCGCGGGCGCGGTCGGCGGCGCGGTTGAGATCCGCGAGGGTGCCGGCGGCGGCGAAGCTGGCCTCGATCCGCTCCGCCAGTTCGGCCCAAGTGGCGCGCGCCCCGTCCATTGCCGTCACCCCCGGACGCGGTAGCGGCTGCGCCGGCCGAGCAGCAGATCGGCGGCGTCGGCGGCGGTGGCGAAGGGGATCTCGTCGTCGAGATCGGCGGGAGGCTCCCATGATCCGCCGCCGCCGGCCATGCTGGACGTGCTGCGCCCGTTGGGGGCGACGCCGCCATCATAGGGGCGGTCGCGGGTGGTGCCGTAGCCCTCGCGCTCGTCGGCGGGGCCGCGATTGCCGCCGCCGCTCGACGGCAAGAGGGTGAGGTCGCCCTTGAAGCGGCCGATCACCACCTCGGTCGAATAGCGCTCGACACCTTGTTGATCGGTCCATTTGCGGGTCTGGATCTGGCCTTCCACATAGACCGGCGAGCCTTTCTTCAAGAACCGCTCGGCCACCTCGGCGAGGTTGGGGTTGAAGATCACCACCCGATGCCACTCGGTCTTTTCCTTGCGCTCGCCGGTGCCGCGATCCTTCCATGTCTCGGAGGTGGCGATGTTGAGATTGACGATCTTCGATCCGTCCTGTCCGGTGCGGACCTCCGGATCACGGCCGAGATGCCCGACCAAGATGGCCTTGTTGACGCTTCCAGCCATTATTTCCCCCTCTTGGCGTGGCAATGGGCGGGTGTCCGGGCGATGCCGGCGAGCTTGAGGTGTTTCAGGACGGTGGTCCGCGCGACGCCGAGCCCGGCGGCGATCTTGCGGGTCGTCGGGTCCGGAACGGCGCGCCAGGCGGCGGCGATCCGGGCGGTCAAGGCGGGGTCGGGCGAGTTGCCCCGGCGGACGTCCAGACCGGCCTTGCGGGCGCGCGACAGGTAGGACCGGACCGAATCCTCGTCGATCCCCATGGCGGCGGCGATCTCCGGCCGCGTCCGTCCCGTGATGGCCAATCGGGCGGCGCGGACGATGCGGGGCTCGATGGCGGCGGGCTTGGGGCCGGGGCGGTGCGCTTTTTGCGGCGGCCGCGTCACGGGGCGAGGTCCGGCGGTGCGGGGCGGAGAGGGAGGCGGCGCGCAAGCCGTCGCCGGCGGGATGGCGGCGATCGCCTCGGCGCCGAGGGGGCGCGTGCGGCGGCCCCGGTGCCGGAGATTGTCCGGAAGAGGGGCAAAGCCGGACGCGGGTTGAATGACCTGAATGCGGCCGCCCCCGGCAAGGAAACGGGCGATATGGTCGTCGAGGGTCATGGCGCCGAGGTTCATGCCAAGCCTCCCTCGAGCTCGGCGGCGACCGGGGCGAACTTGGCGCGCACGGCGGAGGCGGAGGCGCCGGTCACCTCGAGGCGGCGGCATTGCTCTCCCGGCGACAGGTGGCGGACTTCGGCGGCGGTTTCGGCGCAGGCGCGGGCGAGCCGGGCCGAGGCCTCGTCGATCGCCACGGGGTCGAGGCCGATCACCTCGACCCGGACGCCGCCGCCCAGCGCGGTGGCGCGGAAGGTGACGACGATTCCACGATAGCGGAACAGATGATCCGTTGCGGCGGCGGCGGGACGGCGCGTGCTCATGCGGCTTCTCCCGTGGCCAGCGCGGCGCGGTGGTTTTCCAGCACCAGCGCGAGGTGGTCGAGGTCCTCGATGGTCAACAGGACGTCGGGGGTGATCGACGGGAGGCCAAAGGCCCGCGCCAGGGTGCCGGCGGCCGCCTCGATCCGCGCCTCAGGCACGAGCTCGAACAGGGGCGTTTCGCCGGTGGGCGCAAAGGGATTGTCGATGACCGGCGCCAGGGCGGCGACGATGGTTTCGAGGGAGATGTCACGGACCCCCTTGGCGGCGATCGCCTCCTCGAGGTCGATCTGGCGGGGGTCGGGACCGGCGGGCGGGGTCGCCTTCAATGCCGCCTCGATCTCGGCCTTGAGGCCGAAGCGCAGGGAGGGCAGGACATAGGTGGGCGGGGCTTGGCAGACGATATCCTCGCGCAGGCCCTTGATACCGCCGACGTCGGGGGCGTCCGAGTTGGGCGATACCTGCGCCCACACGTCGAGGAGGGCGGGCTTGCGGAGCCCGTCGAGATCCTCGGGGAGCAGGGTCAGGCCGTGGGCCTCCTCGGCGCCGATCAGGCCGAGGGAGCGCGCCATCCCCACCACGGCGGGGCGGTCGCCCGCCTCGGGGCTGTAGGTGGCGAAGGAGCCGACGCGCAGGGCCACCAGGGCGGCGAAGAACTCGCCCACCTCGGCGTCGGTCATGGCGGCCAGCGCGCCCCAGGCCGCGCCGTTGTCCGCCTCGCCCCAATCCTTGCGGCGCACGTCGCCGGCGGCGATCTCGAAGCCCTTCTTGGCGGCATCGGCGAAACGGGGGAGGTAGTGGGCGATGGTGTCCTCGACATCCTGCGACCACGCCTTGTCGTCGGCGCCCAGATGCTCGGTGCGGATGCGGACGTTCTCGCCGCAGCCGATCAGGGCGAGGCAGGCGGCGCGCATGGCCATGACGGGGGAGCGGGACAGGGCGGTTTGCAGGGCGACGGTCTTGCGCCGCCGGGCATGGCAATAATGCCCCTTGGTGACGGACGAGGATTGCTCGGCCGGGGCGTCCCCGGTCAGGCCTGCCGCGCTGGCGGCCTGCTTGGTCCGCTCGGCCTTGGAGACGAGGTCGGTATGCACGACCACCAGGCCGTTGCCCTTGATCTCATAGACCACGCCGCGCGCCGGGTCCTTCTTGTCCGTCTCCCAATCCCACGAGGAGAAGTACTCGCCGGGCTTGCGGCCGTCGATGACCCTGGTCCAGGCGTAGCCCTTGGCCCGGGCCTTGATCTCGGCCTCGGCGATGGCCTTTTGCTGCAGCTTCTCGAATAGCTTGGCATCGGCGAAATAGGCGACGTTCGGGTCGGATTCGTCGGCGATGAGCTCGCCGGTGTACTCCGCCGGCGGAAAGAAGGCGACCGTGGTCGGGATGAGCGACTGCGTGAGGTAGCGCTTGAGGTCGCGGGTGGTGGGGAAGCTTCCCTTGGCTATCTGGTCGAGCGCCAGGGACTGCGACGGTAGGGGGCAGAAGGCGGCGAGGATGTTCGCCGCCTCGACGGTGATCCGTCCGTCGCGCAGGGCATCCTTGGCGGCGACGTCGAGATCGCGGACAAGGCGAAGGCGCATTTCCACCGTGCGCTTGACCATGCCCACGGTGGCGGCGATCTCGGCGGCCGAGCGGCCGAGCTTGCGCAGCTTTTCGAAGGCCTCGGCCTCTTCCCACGGGGTCATATCCTTGCGGGCGACGTTTTCCGTCAATGCGAGCTCGAGGAGCTTGGCGTCGTCGCAGGGATCGATCAGACGGATCGGAAGCGGAGTATCGGCGGGGCGTTCGCCCGCATCGATCAGGCGGCGGGTCGCCTGCCAACGGCGCTCGCCGGCGATGATCTCGTATTCGACCCGGGGGTCGGTGGGCTGGGTGAAGGCCTGGCGCGCGTAGCGGACGAGGAGAGGGAGGAGCACGCCCTCGATCCGGACGGAATCCACCAGCTTGGTGAGCTCGTCCTCGTCGATCCGCTGGCGCGGGTTGAGGGGAGACGGCGCGATCCGGTCATGGGGCGCGGCAGACACGCCCATGGGCACGACGGCGGGGGCCTGCGCGGGCAGTGACGGCCCGGCCTTGGCGGCGATCGCCGCCTCGGCGCGGGCATAGGCCCGCACAGCGGCGCTCTTGTCCACGCCGAAGCGCGTGCCGATTTCGGCGAAGGACGGGGCGGGGGTGGCCTGGCGAAGATCGTAGATTTCGCGTTCCTGCTCAGGCGTGAGCTTTTGCTTGCCCATGGGGATGGTCTTTCAGTTCTGGGGGTGGCGGGGCGCGGACAGGCCGCGCACGGATTGGATGACGACGGGCGACCCCGGCGGGCGGAAGAAGCGGCGCAGGCGGCGGAGAAGGGCCCCGATCATGATTGCGCCCCCTCGGCCCGCTGGCGGCGCTGGGCGGCGAGGTCAAGACGCAGGCGCTCGCGGCGCAGGTCGCGGAGCTCGTCGGCGACTTCATCGCGGCGGGCGCGCCGGCGGCGCTGGGCGTCGCGCTGTTCGCTCAGGTCGGTGACCGATTCCGCGCGGGCGGCGCGGGCGGCGGCAGTGTCGGCCGCGCCGGCGGCGTCATTGGCGAGGAGGCGCCGCAGCGTGTCGGCGGTTTCGGCCTCGCGGTCGGTGGCGGCGAGGAGGACGCGGCCGCCGATCTCGATCAGGGCGTCCAATTCCTCGGCCTCGCGCTCGGCCTGATCGATGCGCCGCCCCAGACTGGCGCGGCGGGCGGCGATCATGTCGTCGGTCAACAGGTAGAGACGCCCGGTGGTCGCCTCCATGTCGATCACCCGGCGGGTCATCAGGGCGAACAGAGAGTCGTGGCGGTCCAACTGCCAGGCGCGAACGTCCTCGCCCGAGGAGAGGCGGGCGAGCAGGGCGTATTGCGGCTGGGTGAACTTCTCGCCGGGGAAGGCGGCGGTCAGGGAGGTGGCGGCGAGGGTGGCGCGAATGGCATTCGCAGGGCAGGGCGATGATTTGGAAGCGATCATGTGCCGACCTTTCGATCTTGCCCCGGCTGGGGCATTCCGGGCGGGACCTCCGCCTGACGATCGGCAATATTAGGCATGGCCTTATTTTTAGGTCAATAATGAAATTAGGGCTCCCCGTATTTTGTTGGCGATGCATGCACAGAGTTCTGTGTTGATGCCCTGATCCGGCGGTGCGGCAGAATGCCCGGCATGGCGAAGAGGGTTCCCAAACTGTCGCATGAGGCGGCACCGCTGGCCCGGTCCGTCCACGCCTTCATGGCGGGGCGGGGCCTGTCCATGCGCGGCTGGTGCCGGCGGGCGGGCCTGTCGGCCAATGTCCTTGCCGAGCTGTTCTCGGGCCGGACGCGCAGCCTGAAATACGCCACCCTGGAACGCCTGGCGGCGGCGGAGGGGGTCGCGGCATCCGACCTGGCGGCGGGTGCCGGACTGGTGCGGGTGTCCGACGTGGCGGCGGCGGTGTCAGCCTGGGCGGCGGAACGGGGGATCGCCGATCCCGAGGGCGTCGCAGAAGAGGTGATCAGGCGACTGACCCTCGTCCCCGACGACGCATGGCCGGCGGCATAGACCATCGAATCATGCCATTAGGCATAGTGTATGCATTCGGTGAAAGTAATGGGTTGCGCCGATTGCAATCTTTGGTTCTAAATTGTCAGGCTCCCGTCAGGAAAGGCGGGGGCTTGGGGCGATGTTTCCACCCCTTGCCGAGCGGAGCGTTGGTCGCGCCCGCCAAGACGTTAATTGTCTTCCCGCCGTCCGGCCGGACAGGGGGAAGCCTATGGCTTGGGGTGGAGACGTGGCAACAGGCAAAGAGGGGCGCGCCCTCATAAAGGCAGTGGCGGAATCCTTCCGCCACGCGAGGCCGATCCTGTTCGGCGACGGGCCGGGCAGGCACCGGTCCGAGTGCGGTCAATGCGTGGACCGATTGCAGCGGCGGCGCGAAAACGGGCGGCGGGATGCCGCCTCAGTCCTTGGCGAATTGCAGAGCGTGGCGCAGGAAGTTGGCTGCGTCAGCGATGCCGGGCAATGTCCCGTCCTGGCGGCGCATGGACACCACCCAATCATGGGTGCGCAGGACCATGGCGGCGACGTCGTCGGCCGCCGGCAGCTTAAGCGAGTCTGAGATCAGTTCGGTCACGGCGGCGGCGGCGACGGCGACGGCGTCGCGGTCCATGGGCACCGCCTGCGCCAGGGCCGAGGGAAGCTGATCGCTTCCCCGGCCAAGCAACCAGTCCACGGACACGCCGAGCAGATCGGCGATGGTCATCAGGTTGTCCAGGCTGGGCGCGCTTTCCTTCTTCCATCCGGAGACGCTGGCGGGGGTGATGCCGATCTCCTTGGACAGCCCCTGCCGCCGCATCTTCCTCTCCGCCAGGGCGAGATCGAGGCGCCGGTTGAACTCATCCACCCAGGAGGGCCGGATCTTCGCCTTCCTGGAGATGGCTTCGGTTTTGGGCGAGCGGTTCATGGCGTGATTGTGCCCTGACAAGATTTTACGGTCATCTCAGATGCGCCCGAATCTTTCGCTTGATCTAAGATTTGGGCGTGCCTAATATTCTCGGCATGAAAAAGCCGCGCACCTACAAGCATGCCGATGCCGCCCTGACCGAAGCATTCAACCGGTCCGGCGGATTGTGCGCGCTGGCCGAAAAGCTGGAGCGTACTCCGGCTTCGCTGTCCGGGTGGCGGCGGGTGCCGCCAGAGCATGTCCTGACCATCGAGCGGATCTCGGGCGTGCCGCGCCATGTGCAGCGGCCGGACCTGTATCCGCCGCCCGAGGAGGTGGCGTGATGAGTGGCCGCCCTTCCCATTCCGTCCATAGGAGGTCCCATGCGGATGATGCTGATTCGTGCGGCGGCGCGCTTGCTGCGGCCGGTAGTCGAGGAGATCGAGCGGCGGCGGGGCGGAAGCTCCCCTGCCGAGATCAGGGTCAAGCTGACCATAGAGGGTGCGGAGGACGTCCGCGCCAAGCTGGAAGCCCTTGGCGCGGAAGCGGCCCGGCAAGGCGGGTGACTCGTCAGGCGGAAACCTGCGACGCAGTTATTTCCATCGCCTGGATCGCCTTCGCAGCGTCGGCGCCCATGCTTTCGGGAATGACCGATCTGGCGAGGATGAAAACCATTTTTGCCTCGTCCTCCGTCAACACCCCTTTGGCTCTCAGGACGCCGACCGCGATCCCAACGGTCGCGGCGATGGCGTTGACGTGCGCAACAAGCGCGTTCGGCTCGGACATGATACCCCCTGCTGGCTGGTCCGTGGAAAGTCACCAGCATAACGGGTGCCGGAGCCGGCGTCATGCCGGTTCCGGTGAGGGGGTGTGAATGATCGCCATCCCTGCCCGCCTCAACCGTGACCGCCGCAATGTCGCCCTGGCGGCGCGGATGATCGTTTCCGTCTATCGCTGCCTTCCGCCGATCCTGTGGGATTGGTCCGAGCGGGCCGACCGCCTCAAGCGCCGCGCCGAAATGGTCGGTGACGCCGCCGCCATGGCGCGCGCCGGGGGCTTCCGGCTGTGGGGCTGGCACGCGCCGCGAACGGTCAGGGCGCTTTTCCGCGATCCCGAGCGGAGGGTCTTCCGACATGACGACTGAGCCATTTATGGGCCTCGCCGAAACCGTCCGTCGCCCATTGTCCGGGGCTGGCCAGTTCCATGGTGACGAATTGCCCACGCTCGCCGATAGCGTCGCGGATGAGGTGGTCCGGGACCATGGCCTCGGCGAGGTAGCCGATCGCCTGACCCTTGTCCCAGGCGAACAGGATGCGCGGCTCGGGCAAGAGCCGGCCAAGGGCGAGGCGCTCGGCCTGGCGGGATTCGAGCCTGCCGTCGAAATCGACGAGCAACAGGAACGGGCGGGGCATGACGTCTCCATGGGGTTCGCTTCGGCCGGGTTGATCATGCCCGCCACCATGCGCCAGGGGGAGGGGGTAAATCCATGACCTCGGCGAGTGTCAGACATTCCCCGTCCGCCCTGCACCCGGTGGATCTCTTCGGCGCCTCGGCGTCGGGCCTGCATCCGGTCGGCGAGCGCATCGCCCTTTGGCTGGCGGACATCCCCGCGAAGGTCGTCGCCCGCGACTTCGCGGTCGCCGTCCATACGGCCAAGGGGTGGAAGCGCGGGCATCTGCCGCTCATGGCGCATTTCGCGGCCATGGTGACGCGGTGGGGCGACGACTTCCTCGATTTCGCGTTCGCGCCGGCGCTGGCCGAGGCCCCCAGCCTTTCGCAGCAATTGGACCGGATGGAAAAGCGGGCGGCGCAGTTCTCGCGCGATCTGGCCGAGCTCAAGCAACAGGTGACCCATGAGAAGGTTGAGGATCAGTCTCGCCGCGCTGCTGGTGCGGGCGGCGATGACGCTGGAAGCGTGGCGGGACCGGGTCGCGCGCGCGGCCGCATGGTGTCTCGGGCGATAGGACTCGGCCTTCTGCTGGCCCTGGCGGCGCCGATCCTGTCCGACGCGGTCGCGCCGGCGGTCTATGCCTCGGTCCTCGACCTGGGAGATCAGGGCGACGACCCCGCCGCCCGGCTGCACAAGGTCGCGCGGCGGCCCTTGCGCCTGGGCGGCAAGCGCGAGTTGTCGGCATGAAGACCGACCCCCTTCTCGACATGGTCGAAAGCGCCTCGGCGGCGCTGCGGCACTGGCGGGCGGGCGAGGCGGCCTTCGCCCTGATCGAGGCGCGCAACAGCGGGATCGCCGCCGCCCGCGCCCACGCCGAAAACTCGGACGCCATCGAACCGCCGGAGGAAATCATCGCCGAAGCCGGCCTTGCTCCAGCGCCTGCCCCACCGCGGGTGTGCCACCGGCTCGGGGGCGATGGCCCGGCAATCCGTCGCCGTCTCGCCGGATCTCGGCGGATATCGCCCCCGCGCCGGCGGAAACCGGGTGGCGCGGGCCTTGGGAGGGGACGGGGAATGAGCATCGTCATCGAGTGCAAGCGACATGGAGTGGTGGTAAGCCACACCAACCAGCCGATTTGCCCCATATGCGAGGCGTCGCCTGCGCCCGGAGCATGCCAGCTTTGCGGTGAGCCTCTGCGCGGGCTGTTCCGCAAGCGGTGCCGCAATCCGCATTGCATCAGCGCCGTTCCTCCCGGCCCTCGCCCTCCCGTGGGGCATCTTATCGCGGCGCTCGATCATGTCGGATCTCGTCTCCGGCGGGATGCGAATGCCATTCGCCTTGATCCGCCATCCGTCACCTTCGTCACCGATAATCCGGGCGCGCCGATCCGTCTGGCCTGGACCGATTCCGAGGGGCGGTTCTTCACCCGCGACCTCGAGACGCAGCACGCGATCAATCTGATCGAGGATCTGGCGCGGGCGCTGCGCTCGAGGATCGGGGGCGCGGAATGAGCAAAGGATTGCAGCCCTTCGGCGGCGGGCGGGTGGAACGGCGAGCCGCCGATCTCTACCCCACCCATCCGGCGGGAAGCGTGGCGTTCATGCGGGCCGAGGGCGAGATCCTGCGCACGCGATTTCCCGTGCTGTGGGAGCCCGCGTGCGGTCCCGGCTTCATGGCGAAGGTGCTGGCGCTGCACGGGTTCGAGGTGGTCGCCTCGGACGCCTTCGATCACGGGTTCGGCGCGGCGGGCGTGGATTTCCTGGCCACCACGGAGGCGGAAGCGCCGGCGCTGGTGACCAATCCGCCTTATGACGACCTGGCGGAGGCCTTCATCCGGCATGCGGTGATGACGCTGCGGCTTCCCTATGTGGCGATGCTGCTGAAATCCTCGTACTGGCATTGCGGGCGGGGGGTGACGCTCTGGCCGTCCGTCACGCCTTCGGTGATCTATCCGCTGGGGTTCCGTCTGCACTGGACGGATGGCGGCGCGCCGCCGGAAACCCATTCGTGGATGGTGTGGGACGTGGAGCGGCCGCCGATCGACGGCGTCACGGCGCGTCTCATGCCCGCGCTGCCCAAGCCCGCGTCATGGCCCGATCTGGGGTTTGACGACTATGTGAGGAGGATCGCGGCATGAGCCGGAGCGCGGACATCGTGGCCGGGCTGGCGCTGGAGCTTTTGCAGGGCGCGACCGGAACGCTCGACGCCTTCTCGCGCCGCCCACGGCCCATGGTGACGTCCCAGGCCTATGACCTGGCGCGGGCGCGGGTGGTGGAAATGACCTTCGCCGGCGATGCGGCGGGACTGGCGGCGGCGATCCGCAATGCCGAACGGGTGGTCGCCGTAGTCGAGGAGCTCGGCCGGCGGGTGCCCGATCTGATCCCGGGCGGTGTCGAGGCCAATCGAGCCGCCAGCTATGTGGGGGAGGGGTGATGCCCAGAATGCGCCACGCCCGCCTTCTCCGCCTTCCTCTTCAACTGGAAATCAGCCGGTTGGGAGTGAAGCGGAAGAAATTCTATCGGGAAAAATGGCTGCGCCTATGGGATCGCCTTTATTGGACAAGGGCATATGTCCCGCTGTTCCAGCGCGACCTTCCCGTCCAGGCCCAAGTCATGCGCCGGTTCCGGTGGGCGATGGCGCGGCGTGACCGGATGGAAGCGCTCGGCCTTGCAAATACCATTCGCGGCGAGGCGGCGGAATGATCCCCAAGGGCTTTCTCGACGAGATCCGCGACCGGGTGCCGGTGTCGGCCGTGGTGGGCCGCCGTGTCGCCCTGGCCAAGAAGGGGCGGGAGTTTACGGGGCTGTGCCCGTTCCACAACGAGAAGACGCCCAGCTTCACCGTCAACGACGACAAGGGCTTTTTCAAATGCTTCGGGTGCGGGGCGCATGGCAACGCGATCGGCTTTCTCGAGCGCGCCCATGGTCTGAGCTTCGTGGAGGCGGTGGAGGAGCTGGCGGCCGAGGCGGGGCTCGAGGTGCCGAAGGCCAGTCCCGAGGAACGGCGGGACGCGGCGGCACGGGCAAGCCTGTATGAGGCCAATGAGGCGGCGTGCGCCTGGTTCGAGCATCAGCTTACCACCACCAAGGCCGGGGCCGACGCCCTGTTCTACCTGTCGCGGCGCGGCGTTGCTCCTGAGACGCGGGCGCGGTTCCGCCTGGGGTGGGCGCCCAATGGCGATGCGCTGCGCCGCGCCTTGGATGCCGAGCGCTTCCCCGACGATCTGCTGATCGAGGCGGGATTGCTGCGGCGGCGGGACGACGGCACGACCGGGGCCTTTTTCCGGGGCCGGGTGATGTTTCCGATCATGGACCGGCGCGGTCGGGTGATCGGCTTCGGGGCGCGGACCCTGTCGGCCGATCCTGGGGTTCCGAAATACCTCAACTCGCCGGATACGCCGCTCTTTCGCAAGGGCGAGGTGCTGTATGGGCTGTCGCATGCCCGCGACGGCGCGGCCGAGCATTCCCGCGCGGTGGTGGTGGAGGGGTATCTCGACGTCATCGCCATGCATCAAGGGGGGTTCCCCTATGCCGTGGCGCCGCTGGGAACAGCCTTGACGCCGGGTCAGGTGGAGGAGATTTGGCGCCTGACCCCGGACGGGCGGGGCGAGGGGCCGATCCTGATGCTGGACGGCGACCGGGCCGGCGCGGCGGCCATGCGGCGCGCCGCCGAGGTTGCGGTCCCGATCCTCAGGCCCGGCCGCTCGCTGCGCTTCGCCCAGATGCCCGAGGGCGCCAAGGACCCGGACGAGCTTCTCAATCCGCCCGGCGATTCCGTGGGGCCGCAGGAAGGGGCGTTCCGTCTGGCGTCGGCGCTGGGGGCGGCGCGGCCGCTGGCGGATGTGCTGTGGGAGGCGTTGGTCGCCGAGATCCCGCCGGATACGCCCGAGCGCTTCGCCGCCCTGGAAGCGCGGGCCTATGGGCTGGCGGTGCGGATCAATGACCATGCGGTGCGGCGCGCCTATCTCGCCGACTGGCGGCGCAGGCTGGGCGAGGCCGAGGACATGGACCCGCCTGTTTTGCGCCTGGGATCGGCCAAGACCCGCTTCGCCCCCGCCAAAGCCCATCTGCATCTCGGCCTTGAGTGGCGCCGCGCGCTGCGCGATGCCAAGGGCGACAAGGGCGAGGCCTCGCCGGTCAAGGCGTGGCTCGAGGAGCGGGGCATATCCTGGGAGGGCGTGGCGCGGGCCTTGGGCGGCTTAGGCGTGGTGCGCGCCCGGGTGGTCAAGGGCCGATGGGACCGCCAGTGGAGCGCGGTCGAACCGGCGAGCCTGTGGGAGCCGTGGGCCGAGGCCGGCGCGCCGGTCAAGCTGATCCTTATCCCTGAATGGGAGGGCGGTCCGGGCGGACGGCTGGTGGATCTGATCGGCTGGAACCCGAAAACCGACGAATGCCATTCGCGCACGGGACGCACCGTGACCCTTCTCGAGGATGCCGTCGCCGAGGCCATGGGGCTGGAGGCGCAGGGACTGCCGAGCCCGGTGGCGATCGCCGCCTCGCCGCTGTCGTGGTTGCGGCGGATGGCGAAGGCGGCCGAGGCCGAGGCCAAGGCCCGCCGGGACAAGGCCCCACCGCCCGAGGCCGACCGCTGCGTCTATGTGGTCGATTGGGCGCGGGCCTGGGACGTCTTGGGCGGGTTGCGCCAGGTGGTCGCCGAGAGCGAGGCCCATTGGGATCTGGTGAACAAACTGCTTCGTCCGCCCCGGTGGCGGCGACCGGATATCGGCTATGTGGTGGAGGGGTGATGAATAAGGTTGTCGCATTTCCCGGCAAGGGTGAAGCGCGGTCCAAGAAGGAAAAGCGCGGCGGGGGCGGAGGAGGCGGCGCGCCGCCCGGGGAGCGCGATGCGCTCGAGGCAAAGGTCGCGGAGATCAACACGTCGCATGCCTTTGTGCTCCAGGGCGGCCGCTCCTTCGTCCTGCGCGAGCTTATCCACCCCACGTTGCATCAGCCGACGCAAGAGTTTCTGACCACAACCGCCTTCAAGGATCTTTTCGGGATCGATCGGTTTTACGACGCCGAGCAAGACCGCTATACCGGCCTGGGGCATTTGTGGCTCAAGCACAAGGCCCGGCGCGGGTATTTCGGCGTCACCTTCAACCCCGAGGGCGCCCCGGACGGGTGGTATAACCTGTGGCGCGGGTTCACCATCGAGCCCGCTCCGGCGACGGAGGACTATCGCCACCACTGCCGCCAGTTCCCCACCTTGACCGACCATGTGTTGAGCAATGTGGCGGGAGGGGACAAGGCGCTCGCCAAGTGGATATGGGCATGGTTCGCCCACATGATCCAACGACCCATCGAGCGGATCGGCGTCGCCCTGGTGCTGCGCGGTCGGCAGGGGTCGGGCAAATCCGCACTCGGCGACGCCGTGGGCATGCTGCTCGGCCCACACTACACACTGATCGATGATCCGCGCCATCTTGTGGGAAACTTCAACGCGCATTTGGCGTCGTGCCTATTTCTCCAGGCCGATGAGGCGGTATGGGCCGGCGACAAGGGGGCGGCCGGGCGCCTGCGCAGCCTGATCACGTCATCGCGGACCCTGCAAGAGCGCAAGAACATCGATGCGGAACAGGTCCGTAATCTGGTCCGGCTGCTGATGACGTCCGAAGAGGATTGGGTGGTTCCGGCCTCCAAGGAGGAGCGCCGCTTCGCCGTGATCGATATCGGCACGGGGCGCATGCAGGATCGCGCCTATTTTACGGCACTGTTCTCCGAACTGAAGAACGGGGGGCTTCCCCATCTTCTGCGGTTCTTGATGGACTTCCCCTTGGAAGAGGTCAGCCTTAACCAGCTCCCCAGGACCGAGGCGCTGTTCGAGCAGAAGGCCGCCAACTTCGATACCGAAACCGAGTGGTGGTACAACTGCCTGCAGCAAGGGGCCATTCTGTCTGGGCACAGGAAATGGGCGCATGAGGTGCCCTCGGCCGGGCTCTATGCCAGTTACCTTTCATTTGCTGAACGGACCAAGGCGCGGCGCCCGTTTTCCAATGCTCGCCTCGGGATCAAGCTGCGGCAACTGATCCCTCTCGAGTATGGTTTCAAGCCGGGCAAGATCAAGGTTGAGGTGGACGACGTCCTCCCTGATGGCTCCCGCATTCCGGGCCGAAATGGAGACGGTACTCCGAAAACGGAGTGGGTCAACGGCTACCAGATGCCGGGGCTGACCGCTTGCCGCCAGCATTTTTGCGCGATGGTGCGTCACGACATCAAATGGCCGGACGATGATGTTTCGGGCGCGCCCGACTGCGAAAAGGCGGATAGCGACGCTCCGTTCTAGGTCGCGCCCTTGATAGGCTTTCCAGGCAAGGACGATCAGCCTGGAAAGAGAAGCAATAGATAATTCAGTCGCTTTCCAGGCATTCCAGGCTTTCCGGGCATTTTTGTCGATACATTCCATACGCGCATATGACGCGCTACACACGTAACTTACTAAACACTTATTAGCATGGAATGCCTGGAGTGCCTGGAAAAAGAAGATTTGTCAGATGGTTGCGCTTTCCAGGGAAGCATGGTCTGCCCTGAAAGCCTGGAAAATGGAGGAATTCATGGGGGCTGATAGGGTGATCGAAATCGACGGAAGGCATGCGGTAACCGTCGAGCTTGACGAGGGCGCAGTCCTGGCGAAGGCGCTCCGCGATGTGGCGGCGCAGATCAAGGACGCGATGCGGACAATCCGCCGGATGCCCCTGCCGCGAGAGGTATCCGGCATGGCCGAGACCACGGCGTCGATCTACGCCGCGATGGCTCAGACGGACGAGGGGGAAAGCCGGCGGCGGCGGCCGCCTTCGTCGGCCGCTATCGATCGCTGCGACACGATGTTCGAATACCTGATCAAGGTCGATGATGAGGCGGCGCGGAACCTGCTCATGGTTCGGGGGATCGGCCTGACGTGGGAGCGGGTGATCGCGGAGCTCGATCTTGGGTGCTCGATCAGCACCGTCAAGCGGTGGCATGAGGATGCCTTGGTCAAGATGTTGTGCCTCATGCTCGATCGGGACACAAAAAAGGCTTGACCCGATTGGGCCGTTTTGTGGTAGATGTTGCGTCATGCTGTGACTGTTGCGCCCGCCCTGGGAACCCCGAGGCGGGCGCCGCCATTCTGGGCGGTCGCAATGCGGGGGACACCCCCCCCACCCCGGTGGGGCGGGGGGAGGGGAGGGGTAGCAATCGCCGGGTCGATGCCGGGCCGAAGCCCCCACCCCCCCTTTTTCGGGTCCTTCCATTTTGCCAAACGCTATACGGGCCGCAGGGGCCCCGGGTTTTTCTAGTGTTGCCGCCCTGAAATTGATGCAACGGGCCGACCGAGCAACGGGCAACACCCCCCCTGCAACAGGACGTCATTCCCACGCAACGCGAAGGTGCCGCTATGAGCGAAGGCCAGCGAATGGGCGTGCGCCAGGCGGCGAAAAAGCTCGGCCTCAACGCGAGCACGATCTCGCGCTATCAGGGCGAGCCGAATTCTCTGATCGACAAGCGCGACCTGTCCTATCGCCGATCGGGATACAAGCGGCTTTACAATTCGACCCCGGACAAGACGGTCAAGGATCGCGACGGGAAGGAGGTCGGGTGCCGGACCGAGGCCAAGTGGGATGAGTCGGATCAGAGGCGGCGATACATCCGCTGCCCTCATTGCGGCGCCTATCAGGTGCTGCGCTGGGATAATTTCCGGTTCAACGAGGTCGAGCCCCATGGCGCATATTTCCTGTGCGCCGATCCGACATGCGGCGGAGTGATCGACGAGGGGTATCACGACGAGATCCTCGCCGGGGCGATGACCGAGCGGACGATCCAGGCCATGGGCGACCGGGCCGAGGAGATCCTCGCCGATCTGATCGCCGGCAACGAGCTCGGCGCCGTGTGGATCAAGACCTATCCCGGAGACGATTGCCCCGGGCCGGTGATCCAGCCCGAGGATCTGCCGCGCGCGCTCCTTCGTCCGCGTCGGGGTCGTGTGGTCGGGTTCGCCGGATGGACCGCCATCTCCATGACCGTCCCGTTCGACGACATGGCCCATGAGTGGGTGACGTCGCGGGGCAAGCCCGAGAAGGTAAAGGACTTCGTCCGCCAGGTGCTGGGCGAGCCGTTCCAGCTTCGGGTCAACGTGCCCGAGGCGGAGAAGCTCCTCGCCCGTCGCCAGTCCTATCGGATCGGCGGCGTGCTGCCCAAGGGCGTCCTGTTCCTGACCATGACGATCGACGTCCAGGGCAACCGCCTGGAATGGGCGGTTTATGGCTGGGGGATCGGCCTGTCGTCCTGGCTGGTGGACAAGGGGATCATCGAGGGCGACACGGGCGACGATATCGTCTGGGCGCGCCTCGACGGCGTAATCGGCCGCCGCTACCGCGACGCCGCCGGCCGCTCTTGGCCGGTGGATGCGGTCGGGGTCGATACGGGGTTCCGGACCCAGCGGGTTTACCGCTGGGTGATGGCTCACGCCACGACCGGCCGGGTGTTCGCCCTCGACGGTCGTGATGGATGGATGCTTCCCGCCCTGGGGACCCCGTCGAAAAAGGACGTCGATTTCAACGGCGCCAAGATCGGCGAGGTCCAGCTTTGGCCGGTGGGGACCTGGGACCTCAAGGCCGATCATTACGCCGCGCTGGCCAAGTTCGCCAACGGTCCGGACGCGGCGGGCAAGTGGGCGGATGGCGTGGTCATCTATCCCGACGCCTGCGACCGGGAGTATTTCGAGCAACTCACCGCCGAGTACCTTCGCGAGGATTTCGACCAGTGGGGTCGCCCGGTGTCGTCCTGGCATCGCCGCTCCAAGGGCAAGCCCAACGAAGGCCTCGACCTGGCGGTCTACGGCCGCGCCCTGGCGCACCACCTCTCGGACAGCCTGACGGCGGACCAGTGGAAAGCGCTTGCCACTGCCCGTGCCGCCGATCCCAAGGCCGCCCAGACCGATATCGAGGAATATGCCCGTCGCCTCGCCGAGGCCCGGGCCGAGGCCTCGGGCGAGGGGGTGTCGGAGGAGGCCTCGGCCTTCATCGAGGGGGAAGGCGGGCGCCCGCCTGCGAATGCCATTCGCAGCCACGACGGCGGCGGGTTCATCGATCGGGATACGAAAATATACGACCGCTTTTGAAAGGTGCCGCCATGGCCATCACCCAAGCCGATATCGACCGCCTCGACAAGGCGATCGTCTCGGGAAAACTCACGGTCGAGGTGGATGGGTCTCGCGTCACCTATCGCAGCATGGCCGAGCTCATGGTCGCGCGTGACCATGCGGTCAAGCTGGTAGGCGGCGGAAGTGCCGCGTCCGGGAGTGGACTGTCCGTCGTATCGTTCGAGAGGTCATGACCATGGCGAACCCGTTCGACAGGATGATCGAGGCGGTTGCCCCTGTCTGGGGTATCCGCCGGGCGGCGGCCCGCTTCGCTCTCGACCAGTATCGTTCCTATGCCGCCGCCAAGTCGTCGCGGCGGAACGACTGGGCGGCCCCCGCCACCTCGGCGAATGCCGAGATCGGCCCCCAGGTCGCCCGTATCCGTGCAAAGGCCCGCGACCTGGCGCGCAATACCGAGCTCGGCGCCAATGCCGTACGGCGCTTGTCGGCGCATATGGTCGGGACCGGGATCGTCCCCCGCCTGGCGAGCGAAGATGCGGCCGAGCGGCGGGCCTTTACCGAGCGGTTTCGGGCCTTCTCGGATCATTGCGATCCCGAGGACATGACCGATTTTGGGGGCAAGCAACTCGAGGTCGCTCAATGCGTGGTGGAATCGGGCACGGCGCTCATGCGGTTCCTGCCCCGTCCGAGCGGATGGCGAATGCGGGTCCCGCTGCAAGTTCAAGTGCTCGAGCCCGATTACATCGATATGAGCAAGAACGAGATCGGCAACGATGGATCGATCATTATCCAGGGGGCCGAGTATGATTCCTGGGGGCGGCGGGTTGCAACCTGGCTGTTCGAGGAGCATCCGGGCGATGTTTGGCCCTTGGGGGCGGGCAGGCTGAAAAGCCGCCGCTTTACCATGGATGAGGTCCGCCCGGTCTTCCATCGTCTCCGTCCGGGTCAGGTGTGGGGTGTGCCGTGGTTCTTCCCCGTGGTGACCCGCATGCGCGACCTCGCCGATTATGAGGAGGCCGAGCATCTCCGCAAGCTGACCGAGGCATGCTTCGCCGTCTTCATCAAGCGGCCGCCGGGCTCGGCGCAAAGTCCGCTAATCCCGGGCGACGGCAAGAAGGACGCGGCCGGGCGGTCGATCACCAAGATCACCCCCGGCATGATCAAGGAGCTCGGCGTCGGCGAGGAGGTGACGTTCTCGCAGCCCGAACCCGTCGCCGGGGCGGTTGACGTGCTCAAGCATCACATGGGCGTTGTCGCGGTTGGCCTCGGCCTGCCCCGGCACGAACTGACGGGAGACCCCCGCCGCCCCCGCCGCGCCCTCGGCCCCCGCCGCCCCCGGCTTGGACGAGGCTGCAAAGCAAGGGGCCAAACCAGCTTTCGGACGGCGATGATGGGTGGCTCGGGCCGTTCGTGGCCTGCGATCCGGCGACCAAGGCGACCGCGATCGGGGTCGATACCGTCTTTCAGCGCGGACTCTATTACGCCAACAACGACGGGTCGCTTGCGACGCGCTCGGTGGATTGGGTGGTCGAGGTCCGCGCGATCGACGACAGCGGCGAACCCCTCGCCCCGGCGCATCTGGCGGGCTATCCGCAATCCAAGGCGACCGGGCGTCTGCTGTTCACCGTCAACCCGACCGCCGGCGATACCGCGACCATCAACGGTGTCGTCTGGACCTTTGTCGCCGGCGCGGCCGGCGCGGCTCAGGTTACCATCGGCGCGGATGCGGCGGCGACGGTAACCGCGTTCGCGGGTGCCCTCAACGTCTCGACCGATCCGGCGTTGACCGTGGCCACCTATGCGGCGGTCGGCAAGGGGCTGGTGGTCGAATACGATACGGCGGGCCTGGCCGGCGAGTCCTTCACGTTGGGCGCGAGCCGGGCGGTCGCCTCGGGCGAGACGTTGGCGGGGGGCGGATTCGCCCGGATCGCCAGCGAAAGCCACTCGGCGGCGACGAATACGGCGATCCGCCTGTCGCACAAATACACGCTCGCGGCCGAGCGCTATGAGGTGAGGATCAAGCGGACCAGCGACAACACCCAAGACAGCCGGACCGGGCACGAGTCCCGGTGGTCGCAGTTGCGGGCCGTGCTGGACGAAGACCCCAATTACGGCGACGTGACCTTGGTCGCCGTCAAGATGCGGGCGACCGACAACCTGAGCCAGCGTTCTTCTCGCCTGATCAATGGCGTGGTGGTCCGCAAGCTGGCGACCTACGATCTCGTTACGGGCGAGTGGTCGGATTTGGCGGCGACCCGCTCGATCGCGGCGGCGGCGAGTTACATTCTCCGCGCCGAAAACGGGGCGAGCCTGGCCGATGGTCACAACGATCTGGCGGCGCTGTGGTCGCTGCATGCGACCTGGGATGCGCGGGGAGACACCTTCAACGGCGTTTTCGACAGTTCGCTCACCGCCTGGGACGCAGTCAAGCGCGTCCTCAACGTGGGGCGCGGCGCTCCCTTTCAACAGGGCGGCTTTGTCCGTTACATGCGGGACGAGCCCCAGGAAATCCCGGCGGCGCTGTTCAATCGCCGCTGCATCGTCCGGGGGTCGTTCTCGATCGAGTACGACATGCCGAGCGACAACACCGCCGACGCGGTGACCGTCGAGTATTTCAGCGAGGCGACGTGGAAGATCGCCGAGGTGACCGTCGCCATGCGCGATGGATCGATCCGCGAACTGACCCCGACCGAGTTGCGGGACAGTCCCCCGGCCAAGCCGGCGCGGATGCAATATTTCGGCATTACCGACAAGGCGCAGGCGGAGCGCGAGGCGTGCTTCGTCTGCGCCTGCAACATCTATCGCCGGCGTCGGCCGACCTGGCGGACCGAGCTCGACGCGATGGTCCTGTCCTATGGCGACGTGGTGGCGATCTCGCACCCCCTGCCATCCTGGGGGCAGGACGGCGAGATCGAGGCGGTCGAGGGGGCGTGGGACGAGGTCGGGGCGGTCCTGACCCTGACCGAGCCGGTGCGATGGGGAGATGCCTCGACTCTGTTTCTCGCCCTGCGCCGGCGGGACGGGCGGCTCGCCTCGCCGGCGGTGGAAGTCGAGGCGGCGCCGGGCGGCGACCCGAATAAGGTCGTTTCTCTCGATCCTCTGCCGATCGAGCCCGATACGGGCGGCGATCGCGAGCGCACCTATTACACCCTCGGCCCGGCGGACGAATGGGCCAAGCGTGTCCGGGTGCGGTCGCTGCGACCGCGCAAGAGCCAGGTCGAGATTATGGCGGTCGTCGAGGACGATCGCGCTCACGTCAATTGATAGGGGGACAGGATGGATTTTAGCTGGATCGCGGATACCCCCTGGTATGCGTGGGTCTCGATCGTGGCCGTTTTCGGCTTGGCGCTGTGGCGGCCCGATCAGGCGCTCATGCTGATCACCCGCCGGCGTCCGCGCCCCGAGCCCAAGGGCCGGACGCCGGACGAGATAATGTGGGAGGCGGGGAAGGTCTTCGCCGAGGGGCTGTCGGTCCCGGTGGTGATCATCGATTACAACCTCGCCGTCCATGTTCACAACCCGCCGGCGGAGGAGTTGACCGGGCGGTCATTCTACGCCGTCCACAAGCACTCCTTCGGGCTGTTGCTGACGGACGAGGACGAGGACGCGCTCAAGGGCTGGATCGGCCGCTACCTCAAGGATTACCGCGAGGGCGAGGCGGTCCAACTGGTGGGGCACCGCCGGCCGCTTACCATCTGCCGTCCGGACGGCACGCGGCGCCAGGCAATCGCCATCCTGACCCATTTCGGCAATGGTCACGGCGGGATTCAGATCGAGCTCTCCCCCGACCTCCGCAAGGCGGCCTAAGTCCGCCCGTGTTCTTCGTATCCGCCATTCGCGCGAATGGCGTTCGCAACCCGGCCCGGCCTCTCACCGGGCCTTTCCTTTTGGGGGTGTCCCATGGCAAGCAGGATCAAAACCTCGGTTGTGATCGGTATGGTCGCGACCGCCCTGATTTCCGGGGCCGAGGGGCTCAGGACCCAGGCCTATAAAGATCCGGTGGGCATCCCCACCATCTGCTTCGGCGAGACGCGGGGCGTAAAGATCGGCGATACCGCCACCCGCGAGCAGTGCCGGGCCATGCTCGACGGGCGCCTGGTGGAGATCAGTGCCGCGATCGACCGCTGTCTCGTTACCGCCGTGCCCGACATGAGCTACGCCGCCCTCCTGTCGCTGGCCTACAATATCGGGTCGGGGGCCTTCTGCGCCTCGACCCTGGTCAAAAAGGCCAATGCCGGCGACGTCGCCGGCGCCTGCGAGGAGATCCTCCGCTGGGACAAGGCGGGGGGTGTCGCCCTTCCTGGCCTGACCCGCCGGCGCGGGGACGAGCACGATCTTTGCCGCCAGGGCCTGGGGGGCAAGCCCCATTCGCGGGGGGCGGGAATATGATCGGCCTCGCCCTCAAGGCCATGGGGCTCGATCCCGCCGGTCTGGCGGGGCGGCTGGTCGGTCCGCTGCTGCTGGCGGCGGCCGCCCTGGCGATCGGGTCCTATGTCCTGTGGCAACGGGCCGAGATCGCCGAGCTTACCACCGACAAGGTCGAGCTCACCCGCGATCGCGACGTCTGGCACGGGGCCTCCGAGGACAATCGCCGCGCCGCCGAGACGATCAGGATCGAGGGCGCGCTGGCGGTGGCGGCGATCGCCGCCGACCGCGACGCCGCGCTCGCCCGTCTGGCCAATAACCATCAAGCCCGAAAGGAGGTCGCCCATGCGGCCCAAACACAGGATGCTCCTCCCGCTGGCGTGCTGCTTGTCGCTCGTGACCAGCTTGCCCGCTTGCGGGCCGACGCTTTCTCCGCCGGTGGCCACCGTGATCAAGGCCGAGAAGATCGCACCGCCGGCCGAGATCCTGATCTGCGCCCCTGA